GGTTCTGTTCCAGTAGCAAAGTATTATTACAAACCAGCTTTGATTGAAAAGACGGCAGTTGAGAATGATAGAAAAATTCAGGAAGTAGTTTTTAGAAATGAGTTAGACATCATGAAAAAACTTAGGGAAGGAACATTCTCTTCCGCATGTGCATTTTTTAACATAAATACTGGCAAGTACGAAGAGTACTTATATAAACTAAGTGATATGTGGGACAACATGGCTCACTTAGGTAGTCAAACACAACTACCATACGGGCAAAAACAACTCTCCCAGTATCCAACTAGAAGACTATCTACAGTTATCAATCACGAAAACTGGTACAACGGTACTGGTATTGCATCTAATGATGCTACTGATAATGGAGATAGTAAAAGTCAGTATCCAGATTATCAAAAGCAATATCTATCACAATCAATCGCTAGAGCTGGTATTTTATTCAATCAAACTCTATTAATTACGATTACGGGGAACTTAGATTTGCGCGTAGGCGATAAAATCGAGGTTATGATACCAAATACAGGTCCAAGTAAAAAGAAGGACAAACTCGGGTCGTTCGATCCAGAACACAGTGGTATCTATTTAATTAAAAGAATTAATCATCAATTTATGAAAATTGATTCAACTGTTAACTCTGTCTTAGAGTTAGTTAGAGATTCTTACGGTATACTGGATGCGGAATCAAATACAAAATAGGAGGTAATATGAGTACAATTGATCAACACATTGAAAACGATCAGCAAGAAATTTCTGATCCTCAAATTTCATCACAACGCCGTCGTCATATTGAAGACGAACTAGAGCATCTTAAAAAATATAAAGCAAATCATCCAGATGATGATCATGATCCAACCCCGTTTGAAATGTATTGCGATGAAAATCCAGATGCAGCTGAGTGCAGAATTTATGAGGATTAATTGATGGATGCATCTCTATCACAATTATTTCCAATGCATCAAATTGGATCTGATGGATTTGCTTGGTGGATTGGTCAAATTGAATCGCCAACACATTCTAAGGACGGTAAGGAAAATAAAGATCCAAAGCGTTCTGGCAGATTTAAGGTTCGTATCGTTGGGCATCATCCAAGATCTTGTGATGTAGTCGCAAGTAGTGATTTGCCGTGGGCGATTACTATGATGCCTGTCACAGCTCCCCATAGTCCTGGAGCGACTAGATCTGCTACAGCACAATTGGAACCAGGAGATTGGGTAGTTGGATTTTTTCTTGATAGAGAACAGCAGCAACCGATTATCATGGGATCAATCGGACAGGTTGCAAACTCTGGTACAGTTCCTGGGGCAGATCCAAACCCAGGATCTGGGTGTAAAAGTTTTACTACATTTTTAAGAGACGATAGACAACAAATAGATCAAGATCCAAGTCCTCCTGTTCCATATGGTCCAACAGAAGCAGGTTTTCCGTTAGACGGCGATGGAACAACGGGCACATCTCCAGCAGGTGAGGAATTGGAACCTGTTACTAATGGTGTACCTAATTTATCATTGGCAAAATATGCAGATGCTTCTGAGACAAATCGAGCTGGAATTAATTGGACAGTAGAAGTTGCAGATAATTGTGGAAAAGATTCAGATTTAAAATCGACTTTCACAAGACTTCTTGGAGAAATGCTGAGAGATACTCAGCAAAGTGGTGGAAAACTTGGTAGTTATGTCGTTGGTCAATGGACAGGACAAATATCTGATTATGTTGGCATTGCTAGAAAGTATATCAATAAAGCAATTTTGTTGCTAAGAACTTTCATTGCAAAAGTAAAAGGATTTGTTATCGATAAACTGAGAGCAGCAATTGATGATATTATTCGTGCAATTCTGAGACCAAATGAAGACGGAAATTCATTGACTCCAGTTACAAAATGGTTTAATGAGCAACTTAAATCTTTGGGTTGTGAGATGGCAGATCTCGGATTGCGATTAGAAGCATTCTTGGAAGATTTACTATTTGGATATGTATTTGACATTTACAAAGCAGCTGCTTGTCAGGTAGACAAATTAGTATCTGGTATTCTTAATAAAATTCAAGCACTAATTGAGGAACTTCTTGCTTCAATTCTTGGTCCTATTCAGGAAATTTTGGGGGCAGTTGCGTCAGTAATTAATATTATTGGTGATGCGATTAACTATGTTTTGAAATTACTTGGAATTCAATGCAACGGACCAAAAAATAACTGCAATAATAAAGTTACTTCTGTAACTACAAAGTGTAAAACAAATAAGAGAAAAGACTTCTTAGATGAACTGCTTGATTCTTTAGATCAACCATGGTATGGTGCTGGAGCTGATTGGGCGACCTATACTTGCGAAGAAGCATATACTGCTTTAGATCTAGAAGACACTGAAGTTGATTTTGTTGGTGGTAGTCAAACTCCAACAAATGGGAATAAAATTATTTCATACTCAATCAATGATTTGCAAGTTACTAGTGGACAGATTGCAAAGTTTGTAGTTACTAGAGAGGGAAATCTTGACATATCATCTAGTGTTCTTTTTGAATGTATTGAAGGAACAGCAAAAGATGTAACTGATTATATTAGTCAGTCTGGTACACTTGGATTTTCTCCTGGCGAATCTTCAAAGGAGATTGAAATTCAAACATTAATTAATACTGCAGGTGAATCACAAGAAGACTTTTTTGTTGTCTTTAATCCAGAAACACCAGGATTTATTAAATCTACAGCGACCAAAAATGTTGGTAGATGTATAATTTCATCATCTACTTCGACAACCCCAGGTGGCACTGGACCAGACCCAGGGGGAGAACCTAATATTCCTATTATAAATCCATTTGATCCAAATGTAATTCCTCCAGATCTTCCAAACTTTGTTACTGATAATAATAGTCAAACTGCAGTTCCAACTGACGATGCTGATACTCCAACATATCAGGTGACTCCTGATAGAAATACTGTTGAGGAGGGCGGGTTTATAACATATTTAATCACAACTACAAATGTTGCTGGCGGAACCATACTACAATATACCTTGTTTGGTGATAACATTAGTAATACCGATATTGTTGGTGGAAATTTAAGAGGTCAGTTTAGTATTGAAGACAACAAAGCATATGTTGTTGTTGGGATTGAGAATGATAGTGTTATCGAATCTGGAGAAACCTTGGTGTTCTCTATCGATGGAACTGGTGCTTCTGCAAGTGTATTGATTATGAGTCAAATTGATAATAATTTTACACCAGAGGAATTGATTAAACAACTTGATAAATCTGCAAATCCAACATCTGATACATCTTATATTCCTCCAAAGATTCCCGTTGCAGGAACTCCAATTACTACACCCAACGGTGAGATTCTAGAGATCCCAGTTAATAATCCTGGCGATTCTTATGATGAAGCTCCAGCAGTGATTATTTCTGGTCAAGGAAATGGTGCAAATGCGATTGCATTGTTAGATAAAAATAATAAAGTAACTGAAATTCGTGTTACAAATCCTGGATTTGGGTACAAAGTAAATCTTCCCGAAACTACTGGAAAGCGTTGTATCATCGATAGCTTTACTATGCTAACACCTGGAGTTGGATATACTTCAGCTCCTACAGTTTACATTGATGGAGATAATACAATTGCGGATGCAATTATAGATACACAAGGATTTGTGGTTAGTGTTAGAATTAAAAATAGAGAGAAAACTTTCACTGGATACCCTGAAGTCAGAATCATCGGTGGCGGTGGATATGGAGCTAGATTCATCCCATCTTTTGTTTGCCTAGATACTGAAGCACTGGTTAAAGTTGGATCGGCTAAGATTGGTACTGGTTCTTATATTGATTGTCCATAATGGCATTAGCAAATACAAATCAATCTCAACGAAGAGATGAACAACTAAGAGAAAGAAAACTTTCGCAGGTAGAAGATCCTCCAATTCAGGAACCTACTAATCGTGAGATCACAGTAATTTTTCAGAACCAAAGATATGTTCTGAGGACAGATGGTGGCGACTTGGATATCAGAAATAAACTGACAGGACATGGTTTTACTATCACAGATAGTGGCGATATGATCTTCATCAGTGGTCCTGGAGGCAAGGATAAACCATGTGGTGGCAGAATGATGATCAACACCACTGGAGGCACCTTAGAGAAGCATGGAGGACCCATTATACAAGAAGCTGTGGCATCCTCTACATCACCTGTGGATGGTGACAAATCGCCTAGCGGTCCTGTCTCAGGAACAGCAAGATCTTTTGTTGGATATGGTAATGACAATGCAGAAGTTCATGGAGATTTGAGAAGAACTGCTCAGCATGTAGTTATTGAGGCAACAGAAACTCTC